GCACTGACGGCGTTGACCGCCGCTGATCCGGCTAATGACGTTATCCCTATCGTTGATGTCAGCGATACCACGATGGCCGCATCTGGTACGACTAAGAAGATCAGCGTAAACAACATCCTCTCATCCTCACCAACTGCGAGTGGAGCATTGACCGTCACCGGACTCGTCACCGCTGGCTCCGCCACCATCACCGGCGATCTGACGGTGGACACCTCGACGCTGAAGGTTGATTCGACGAACAATCGGGTAATCGTTGGACACACCAGCGGATCGGCTGCGTTTCAGGTTACCAATGCTGGTGCTGCTGGTCTTGAGATTCAGCCGACTGGATTCAGTTCATCTCCGTTGATACAGAGCTACAACCGGAGCGGCTCTGCATACACACAGTTGACTCTCGATGCATCTACTATTGTCCATGCTCTAAGCGGCTCCACCGCCATGACCCTCAACTCTACGGGGTTGGGGATTGGTGCTGTTCCTTCTAACTATCGACTATATGTCAGCGCGGCGTTTGCTTCTGGATTGAACGGCGCATATATCGAAAGCGGCGAGTACGATAAAAAGTCGCTTGTTGTTAATCATACTAACGCTTCTGTTGCCGTAAATCTATTTGAGGTTCAGAAAGTTGGAACGGCACTTTTGACCCTCGATGCGACTGGGAATTTGCTGGTGGGTTTGACTGTTGATACTTTTGCACCCGCAAAAGGTGTTTCCATGTTTGCTGGTAACAGCTCAAGAGTTGCTGTTGGTCATGCAAATGGAACAACATCTGGTGATTATTATCACAGTTTTGCTTACAATAGCACTGTCATCGGTTCCATCACTCAGAACGGAACGACTGGTGTTCTGTTCAATACTTCCTCGGACTACCGACTGAAGGATTCTGTTAAACCGCTTTCCGGCGGTCTGGCTCGCGTCAACGCGCTAAAGCCGTCGAGTTACAACTGGAAGTCTGACGGTTCTACCGGCGAAGGTTTCTTGGCCCATGAACTCGCGGAAGTGGTTCCGTTTGCAGTAAGTGGCGAAAAGGATGCCGTGAATGCAGATGGTTCCATCAAGTCTCAGGGAATTGATATGTCCCGAGTTGTCCCCATCTTGGTTGCCGCCATCCAAGAACTCACCGCTGAAGTCAACGCTCTGAAGAACGCCTAATAATATGACCATCCTCTGGATCATCGAACGCCTTCTCGTTAAGCCGACCGAAGGCTCCCTCACCGATGTCGTAATCACCGCCGACTGGCGATGCAACGGCACCGACGAAACCTACAGCGGCACCTGCTACGGCTCCTGCTCGTTCCAACCGCCGTCTGGTAGCTTCACGCCTTACGAAGACCTGACGCAGGAACAGGTGCTTGGTTGGTGCTACGCGAACGGTGTCGATCAAGCGGCCATCGAAGCGAACGTGACGCAGCAGATCGAGAATCAGATCAATCCGCCCGTGGTGACGCTGCCGTTGCCGTGGGTGCCGGTGCCGCCTCCGGTTAAGATTGCCGAGCCTGTGGTTATCGCTGACGCTCCCGTCGTATGATTACCATCGAACTCACTCAGGAGCAGGCCAACAGCCTCCTCCAACTCATCGACATTGCGGTTAAGGCTGGTGGCGTTGCTAACGCCCGTGCAGCCCTTCCGCTTGTGGACCTCATAGTCGCAGCCGCACAGCCTAAATCCGAGTAATGGAACCAACGAACAGCAGCACCAGCCCTGGACTATCCCTAGCAGCAGCGGCAGGTGCCACCGCTGTTTCGTTTATTCCAGCCCTCACTGACTGGGTTCGCCTTATCACCGCGCTGATTGGCTTACTTTGCGCCTGTTACGCCGCGTTTCGATTATTCCGCTCTAAATGAAAAACACGAAAACAACTCTCGCTGGTGTTGGTGCTATCCTTGTTGCTGTTGGTGGTGCCCTTCGGGCTGCCTTCGACGGTGATCCCAGCACCAACATTGACATCGCCTCGACCATTGCAGCGGTGACCGCCGGAATCGGTCTTATAATGGCCAAGGATGCCAAGGAAGCCGAAGCTCCCAAGGCGTGAACTGGATCTACCAGATCCTGCGAGCTGTTCTCGACTTTCTAAGAGCAACACCACCTACCGATGTTCAACACGGCAAAGCACCTCAACCCCTCAAGGATGATCTGGCTGCTCGTGTTGCCGATCTGCCTGGGTTGCCAGATGACACGGGTGGTCCTAGTGCCAAGCGGTGATCCGGTGATGCTGGCCAAGCCGGTGAAGGCCAGCGTCTACGGATTCGACAAAGATAAGAAGCTGGTGGGACCATCCAAGGTGGTCTTGCCGGCAGGTTGGTACGTTTTACCGAAGAACTGATATGGGAACACCACTCACAGGCAGTAGCGTTGCATCGACCTACACTGGCCTACTCAAGAACTCCGACAACTCCACCGTAGGCGCATCGCTCAAAGCCATCAGCGACGGCAGCGGCAATGACTCCGCACTCCAAGTCTCCAACGCCGCAGTCAATACCACCGGAGATTTCAGCGTAGCCACTAACAAGCTCACAGTGGCTTCTGCAAGCGGCAACACGGCTGTTGCGGGTACTTTGGCTGTCACCGGGGCTACCAATCTTTCAAGCCTCATTACGAGCGGTGCAGCGACCATAGGCGGTGCGCTCAATGTTACCGGAGCAACCACGCTCACCGGCAACCTCACGGTACCGGGAAACCTCGCAGTTACTGGAACCTCCACCCTGACCGGTGCCACCGCTGTTACCGGTACCCTCGGGGTAACCGGAGCAAGCACACTAGCAAGCGTTGGCGTAACCGGAGCCGCTACCGTTGGGACTACTCTCGGAGTCACTGGAGTCTCTACGTTGGCCAGTGCTGTTGTTACGGGAGCGGCCACAGTGGGAACGACTCTTGGGGTAACCGGCAATGCAACGCTGGCGGCAAACCTAACCGTTAACGGAGACACAACGCTTGGAAGCGCACCGGCAGATCTTGTAGTTATTCTTTCAGATCAGATCACGGTTCCAAATATACTTAGTGCTACAATAGATCTTGCCGCCGACAAGGTGCTGATCACTGACGCAAACGATTCTAGCAAGGTTAAGGTTGTTCCCGCCAGTTCGTTGGGGATAAGTGCGACAACTGCTCCTCAAGTAAAACAAACTCTCTATCAAGACTCCACCGCTGGAGGAAGTCCGTTTGTTGCCACAAGTGCTGGATCAGGAACTGAGATAACGGTGCTTACCACATCGATTACTCCTAGATCCACAGCCTCAACGGTGTTGGTTACTATAGCTATCAACCTTGGAGTTAGTGGAAACCCAAGCTACGGAGCATTTAGAATAACTCGTAATGGAACGGAAATTGGCTCAAATAACGTAGGCTCATTGTTGTACGGCATTGCTCCTTTAAATAGCACTGGATCTACTAGTGGAAGTGTTTTCACTAGTCAATTCATCCAGATTCTTGATTCACCGGCATCCGCATCCGCTGTTACTTACAAGATTCACTTGTACGCCACTGGTCCAACGAATTTCCCATCAATATGGGTAAATAGAACATTACAAGATGTTACTAATGGAGTTAACGCTGACAGCCTTGCCCGCACCAGCTCCTCAATGATCTTGCAAGAATACTTCGCATGAAACCCTCCGAAGCGGCTCAGGCGGCTTGCGACAAGCTGTCGTTCACAGACTCGGCCACCATCGCGTTGGCCAAGAAGTTCTGTATCCGCCGCTACTCGATGATCTGGGATTCCTGCCTGTGGAACGATACCCTCGGCATTATCTCTCATCCGGTAACCGCCGGCACTGAGATCGTCACCCTCTCTGATTACGTCGCCTCCGCTTACGCTTCAGGTACCGGTTACAACACCTTCATCGACTTCCCCGTAGCCATCCGCTTCACGGTCACCGGAGATACCGATGGCATCGAAGTGCCCGCCGCGGAATGGGTCTCGTTCTTCCAGCTCGATCCCAATACCTGGAACAACGTCGATAGCCGTAAATCCACCCCCGGCAACTTCGTTAACTGGACCCGATTGATCGGTGGAGCTTATGGCGAGGCCGGTGTTCCGCGCATCAAGCTCGTTCCCACGCCCAACGCCGATGGCACCCTGTTCATCCTCGCCAAGAAACAGTCGCAGATGCGGCAGTTCGGTGAGGCGGTCACCATCTCCAACGATACCAACTTCGAGCTGCGAGGCGTAGAGAACGCTCTAATGGCCTACACTGAAGGCGATCTCCTCGAATACTCTCGGCAGTACGGCAAAGCCCAAGCCAAGTTCCAAGAAGGAGCCGCTCAGGTCGCAATCATGAAAGACATGGAACGCGGCCAACAACAGCAAATCAGCCGCATCATCCCAGATAGCTTGTACGATTACACGTTCCAAGACATCCTGTAATCCGCCATGCCATTCCAATCCTCAGATGCTCTCGATGACCAGATGCTTCTGGATGGAAGCACTGGGTTTTCGACCGGCGTAATTTCAGCCACTCGTCCCGATGGCATTCCTGCAACCAGCATGGAATCGGCCATCAACATGGACTATGACGACTTCGGCAATCTCGTCACCCGTCTAGGAGCCGTTTCACTGGCAGGCAACAGCATCACCGGAAATTGGGAGGACATCATCACCAACTGGGAGTCAACGACTTCCAACTTCGGCAGCAATCTCCCCATCAACGCGACGGTATTGTCCGGTTTTTACTTCGACACAGCCGCATCTGAACGCCTCGTCATCGCTGTTAATGACCTTAGCACCTCCACCAAGAGCCTCTACTACGGGTCACCCGGCGTTTCCTACAACCTGATTTCTGGATCAACGCTCAACGCTTCCGCTTCCTACGTCTATTTTGCTCAATTAAATGACAAATTGTTTTATTCGGACGGTCTCGGAACGCTGAAATACGTCTCAAGCGCGAACCTCGACAGCTCCACCGCAGCCGGCAAGATCAGCCGCATCGATATCATCAATCAGGGGACCAACCATTCGTCGATTCCAACGATAACCGTTGCAGCCCCTCCCAGCGGCATCACGGCTACGGCCACTGCAGTTGTTGCTAACGATGGTAATCTCGTATTCATAACGATCACCAATCCTGGAAGCGGCTATACGACCGCTCCAGCGATTACTATTTCTCCGGCTCATTCATCTCACGCCGTAGCCTTTGTATCGCTCACGCCTCCTGCCAAGCCGATCTATCTAACCACCCATACCAATCGGTTGTTCGCAGTTTCCGCGGATACATCCATCCAGCCCGATACCCTCTACTTCTCGGATATCCTCGATGGCGAATCTTGGGATCCTCTCGGGTCTCTTCGTATCGGTGGCGATGGCGATCCCATCAAGGGCCTCTACTCTTGGTTCGGTTATCAACTCATCGTCTTCAAGGAACGCTCTATTTGGAGCGTAAATGCCGATCCTACGCAGGATGCTGCCGATTGGACCATATCACTCATCAGCGGCAATATCGGATGCTCATCGCACCGGTCCATCACCGCGGTTGGTCCTGACGTATTCTTCTTCTCCCGCGACGGCATCCGATCTCTCCAGCAGATCCAAGCTGGTACCCAGACTAGCGTAGGTCTCGCGCTCTCCAGCCCGATCAACGACCTCATCAGTCGAATCGACAAGACCAAGCTCGATCTCTGCGACGGTGTATTCTGGAACAACCGCTATCTGTTGGCGGTTCCGTTCGTTGCCGATGAACCAGCGATCCTTGGAATCGAAAGCGAGTACGCGCTCCTGACCGAGAACAGCCTCGATATCGCCCTCGAAGGTGCGCTCAACGAGAACAACGCGGTCATCGTCTACCACTCATTGGCCCGCTCTTGGCTTGGTTACTGGGACAACTGGATTGTTAACGACTTCATCCCAACCTCATTTTCAACATTTGGACCCGTCCTCATGTTTGCCGGCGATATCGTCTCGGTATCAGCGGGAGCGGGCCAGGTCTGGTCATTCAACGATTACCTCCCGAACAGCCGACTGAATCCGGTCTCAAGCTCCGCATACACCGATGGGGGTGCGAATTACGAATCCACGGTGATCACCAAGGCTTACAACCTCAACGAACCTATCCCCGACAAGATCGGGTACAGCGTTCAGTTCGCCTTTGACAACCCGTACACCACCGCCACCACGACCGCCGAAGTGTCGTTGGCCAAGGATATGTCGGACACATTCGTGACGCTCGATTCCGCGCTGGCAATCACCTCAAGCCAGAAGTTCCTGAAGGCTTACAACCTAATAAGCCAAGGCCGCTGGAATACTTTGCAATTCAAGGTAACCGCAGACGCTGGTCGCTTGTCTCTGCAATCCACCATTCTCTCTGGATTCGTTGATTCTGTGCGTCCTCAGCAATGACCGCGCATCCAACAAACATCGAAGCGGCCAAGCTACTGCGAGAGCATTGGCCAACCTGCTCGTCATGGACTGAGGATCAGATCCTCAACTGGATTGGAATCTTTAGTTCCAAGAAACTGTTTGGCATTGTGAAGAACGATGAAGGAAAGTGTGTCGGTGTTGGAGCTGTTCGGTTTCTAAACTCCATTGAGGAATCCGAGGATCTCAACAACAACTTCCCAGAAGGTCACATCGCGTGGATCGAGATTGCCATTGGCACCGAGCCGTATGCGGTTCAAACCCTTTGGTTGGCCATGATGCGGTTGTGCTCTAAAAACGTCACCAAGCTGGGTGGTTTAAGAAAAGGCATTAACCGATTGTACGATTTTGACAGGTACTTCAAACTGATTATGAACGAAAGGATTTCCTATGGGCGCATCATATGAGGCACCGAATTTAGCAGCCGCTAACAGAGAGGCTGTAGAAGCCCAAGCTGAAACGTATCCAAAGCTAAGGGCATTAGATGCAGCCGCTAGGCTTGGAACATCCGTTACTTATGACGGAAAGGAATACGATTTTAGCGGTGCTCAAAAAGATAAAGCTGGTAATATCATTGGCTACAAGCCAATTGGTGATGTTCAGATAGCTGAAACATTTGCAAGGGCTGCTGCTGCAATTGCCCCTGAGCTTACTGGCAAACAGCTTGATCTTGCGAAGCAGTATGGAACGCAGTTTGCCCAACAACGTCGAAACGAGCTAGAGGCTCTTGATCCTCGGAAGTTCGATCTCTACGAGCAATTCCTCAGCGATGTTAAGGGTGATGCCGCCGCTCCGGATACGCGGGTAGAATCGCCTACCTACGAGAGGGTTGGAATGCCTGGTGCCCAACAGGATACAGGGGCTTCTCAGTTGATTCGCAGTGAGCTTGAGCGTCAGATCCAGCAGGGTCTTTCTCAGGTTGGAACTCTCGATCCAAGCATGGAGCGACGGGTCCAACAGGCCGCTCGCGCTCGCGGAAGTTCCATTGGCAATGTTCTTGGCAATCCTTCGGCTCTTCGTGAGTCGCTTGCAATTCAAGACGCTCTTGGTAACGCCAATTCTCAACGCTGGAACGCTGCAATGGGATTGCTTCAGAGCGGTCAAAGCACAAGCGACACCGCCAATCGGAACGCTCAGGAAGCCTTCCAGAACATCCTCGCGGCCACCGGCCAGCGGAACACCGCGGCACAACAGAGCTTTGCAGGTCAGCTTACTTCTCAACAGCAGATGTTGTCCGGTCGCCAGCAGAACATCGCCAACGTCCAGTCCGCCCTAGGACTCCAGCCCGTATCCTCTCAAGCTGCCCAGCTAGGTGGTCTTCAGCAGGGTGCTTCTCCGTTCATCACTCCTCAGTATACTCAGGGAATGCAGCTATCTAGCCCTGGAGACCTGATGAAGATGGGCACCGGCTTTGCTCTGACCAACGCTCAGAACCAATACGAGTCCGATCAAGCGAACTCCTTCATGAATCAGTTTAAGGGGTATGCTGGTGCGATCGGAAACCTTGGATCATCCTACGCGGGCTTCGGGCTTGGTGGATGCTTCGTCGCTCGCGAGTGTATTCCCGATCAGTGGGAGGCGTTCTACTTCTGGAAGGAACTCGTTGGACCCAAGTGGTTCAAGAACTTCTACGACAGCAACGCCGAGAAGTTCGCGAAGTGGCTCAAGGACAAGCCGAAGGTAAAGAAGCTTGTGGCCAACTGGATGATAGCTCGAATCAACAGCATAATCCCCAAAAACTGATATATGCCTGACGCAATCGATAATCTGGCTCAAGATCTGAATCAGGCCAATGCCGTAGATGAGTTCCCGGGATATCCCGGATACAAGATGGGAGATTTAGTCCCCAATATGGCAGGAGTCAGGGTTGGTGATTTGTTTTACGGTTTAGATCCGTATGGACAAGAAGCTCCATACAACTGGAGGACGGGAGGTTTTGAATATCAGGCTGCTCCTCAAGATTTAAGCAACCCTTCAACTTTCAAAACCGGAGAAGGAATTGATTTTACACCCGATAATCCCACCATACGAACCAACATTGGGAATACGGATGAGCAGGATGCGTTTATAGGAGGTGTGTATACACCGCAAAATCAGGAGCAATACATCAAGGGTGAAAACGTATTGGTTCCGCCAGGTGATCTTGGTGGCACAATCGGAGTGGTTGACGCAAACCCCTCTGACTTTGCAGGCCAAACACCTTCTGTTCCTCAAGGTGTTGTGACTCGTGGAGAACCGGTTTCAATCCCGGGAAGAACGATTCCTGATTATATACCTATCGGGCAAATGGAGAATGGAGATGTTCTCTATGCTGACAGAAACAATATTAGGGATACAATTATACGCCCAAGTGCGTATTCAGTATCTCAAGAAGATTTGGATAAAGGAGTTGTACCTCAGAAGTTTAATTTTGGAGTCAACACCGCGCCTTCAACTTCTCAAGTAACACCAACACCAGTTGAATCATATCAATCTGTTGGAGCGGATGAACCTACAACTACTAGCGTAGGTGGGTTTGATAACACTGGTGGAGATGTAACGGCTGGTCCTGGTGGAACCACTAATGTTACCCCTGGTTATGTTCCAAAACCAGAAGTTAAGCCGGGTGATGAGTTTAAGGATTCACCTTGGACAATAGCTAGTAATAGAGGCAAAGATGATAAGTTAGCAGATTACACCAGCCCAACCGGAGAAGTGTTTCCTACTGATCAAAATGGTTATAAATGGAATTATAAAACACAACAATTTGATTGTGTAGGAGGCAAGTGTTCTGAAAAGAATCCAGTCGAAGATACCACTAAGCCTCCTGTTGTAACCACCCCTCCCGGTGGTGGAACCACGACTACTCCTCCTGGCGGTGGCACGACCACAACTCCTCCCGGTGGCGGAGTTAGACCCGGCACTGGTACATACACCGGAACCCCCCTTCCCCCTAGGGAGCCAGTCACTCCTCTCGTAAGGCGCGAAGTCGTCATCCCCACCAAGGGAACCAAGGAGGTTCCTCTACCCGATCGTCAGGCCGATCCTTTCGCCAAGCTCTACGCTGACTTGCTGGCCAACTCCCAACAGCAGCAGGACCAGTACCGATACATCAACTACGATCCCGATCAGATCATGAATGCCGCCATGAGCGGGTTCAGGAGACGGGGTGCGATGCGGTCGTTGCAGGGTTAAAAACTAATATCTTATGGCTACCAGAGAAGAAAACGAGGACATCAGGGCTATGCTTGAGCGGCAGGCCAATCAGCGCATCAACCCTTTCATGAAGGGTCTCTCCATGCTCACCGGAGGTATTGCCGGCGAGTTCACCGGGACCAACGAGGATATCCGCAATCGGAACTATGCGAAGCGGGCGTTGATGGAGCAGAATATCAGGAGCTTGGATGAGGATAGGGCCATGAGGCGGAAGATGATGGAGAACACGCTAAGGCTTAAAACGGCAGCGGCTGGAGAGGGTCTTGGCGTGTTGCCTGGTACAACAGAAGAAGAAATTTTGGCTCAAGCAATGGAGGCTAGAAAGCGGCAAGCGATTGGTAAGGAAGCGGCTCTTATGACTGCACTTGGAAGAACGCCTCAAGGAATGGCTCTTCTTACTAACCGTCAGGATACAGCGTTCCAATCTGGATATGGTGCTGCCAATCTCGACATACTTGGAAAGGAATCGGAAGCGGCGGTTCAAGAAAAGATTCAGCGTCCTAAGTTAGTTTCGCAGCTTGCTGGCTATGGTATTACAGCTTCTCCTGAAACACCCTCTGGACAGCTTAATTCGATGCTTCGGCAAGCCGAATTAAAAGCCGGAAGCCAGATTCCGGCTCAAATGAGACAGGAAGATGATAAAACCAATCTCATTGATATGTACACTCAGTATCCGGGCCTAGAGGCGTTTGGAGGAAGGTCTGATGCAGATATTCAAAATCTTCCAGCTTCCGCAGCGAAAGCAATTCTTACGCGAGCAAACAATGAGGTGGAAAAAACTAAGACGCTCCGAAACAAAGAAGCCCAATCTAATGCGTTCACTCGAACTATTGGTATTCTCAATCTTCCGTTTGAACAGAGAACCACGCCTGAAAATCTTCAGGCTTTGTACGCTGATTCAGCTCTTGTCGGTAAAACCATAACGGATAGCCCTAAGTGGCAAGCTGCTATGGGGCTTGGGCCTAGCCTGTCTGATAAAGAACTGGAAAATGTTAGATCATACTCCGATTCACTTGAAATCGGTAACAACTTCGCAAAGCTTCTTGCTGATGTAGCAAAACAACCTGGAGGGCTGAAGAAGTTCCAAAATAACAACTTTGGAACAATTGCTAATGCAGTTAACTCTAAGGGTTCTAAGTTCTTCTCAAATGATGCTGAAAGAGAATTGGCTAGAGCATTGGTTCAGGAGTACGAGGGTTTTAGGCAGGTTCCAAGAAAGACTCTGTTCGGGGCATCTCTTACCGGCACAGAGCAGGAAAGCGCGAACATTTCGTTTGGTACTCCCAGCGATAAGGACTTCTTTAACAGAGCTGTTCAGTTTATTGATCGTGTTCAACAAACCGATCCAGTGACGTTCTATTTGAATTCGGGCAAATCGATCAATGATCCGCTTGTTTCTAAGGTAATATCTCAAAAAAAGGCTTATAGCGATTACAGGAATGCATTCGCTCCTTCTCCTTTAACTCCACAAGAAGAGGCCAGGAAACAAGAGCTTCTTAAGAAACCCCGCAGAACCCAATAGCATTAACTTCAAAAACTATGGATGAGATTACACCTGCTGAGCAGGAAGAACTTGATGCGCTGCTCCGAAAAGAAAGGCAGGCGATGGTTTCTCGGATTGCAAGTCCAGAGGCTACTCGCGAAGAACGAATGCAGTCGATTAGGGAAATGCGCGGTGGTGGTGGGCCGATGAGTTCGTCTGCCGAAACCACTGCCGCAAAATATGCAACCTATGCTCCTTCGATAATTGCAGGAATTGCAACAGGTGGTGCTGGCCCGCTTGTTCAAGCTGGAGTTGGGGCAATGGCTGGACTTGCAGGTGCAGGAACAAGGCAAGCTATTGAAAATGTATCTGAGGATAAACCATTTAGACCTCGTGAAATATTAGGTGAAGGAGTTAGCTCTTCTGTTCCAACTCTCAAGGGTGTTCCATTTTCAAAGTATATTCCGTTTTTAAAATCGGCCCCAGAAACGGCAACTGCATATAGAGCTGCAAATCTTGCGTTAAATACAGGTCTTGCTGGAACCGGAGCTGTTGCAGGAGGTGCCGTTAGCGGAAGCGTCACAGATCTTCCAAGTGCGGTTCGTGAAGCTCTTGTTCCAACAGCTATAACTGGTGGATCTCAACTTTTAGGAGATACTGCTGGGGAGGTTTCTAAAGTGCTTTCCAGATTCGGTAAGAAAGCGGAAACAGTTGAAAAGGCGGGTATCACTCCATTGTTTTCAGATGTATGGCCTGAAGCAGCAGCATTTGCTCAAAGGGCACAATCAAAGATTAGCTCTGGAACTCTTCGTAAACTGGAAGATGCTCAACTTCAAGAGATTGAACAGGCAGCACTTCGCATTGGTGGTGTCGAAGGAGTTGGCCAACCTAGTGATGTAAAACGTGTTTATCAGGATGCTGTTGATCTTCTTGGATTGAACAAGGTTCAAGAGATCACTGGAAACTCAAAGGATTTCTCAAGTGCAACGCAAGCACTGAACGGTGCTGTCGAGGAAGCGAAGTCATACGCCAAGCAGCTTTCAAAAGCGGAACAGGAAGCGTACTCAGCCAATTCTGCACAACAAATTGCTGACACTGAAGCTGCGTACAACACGTTTGTTGAAGGACTAGGTGTAAGGACCGAAAGGGAAATCCAATCTAAACTCGGACCTCGAATTGCATCCGCTGAAACACGAGCAACCGAATCTGCTTTTCCATCCGGTGTTCCTCGTGCGGCTGACACGGCTGATAAAGGATTACTGATTCAACAACTGCTCACTCAAAAAGAAGAAGGAAAACCGCTAGGATTAAAACAGGTAACTGACGACTTCTTTAAAAAGGAATACGCTGGCATTCCGACTCAGGATGAGGTGTTTGATCTTGGAGGTATTTCTGAAAAAGTAAGAGGGCTGTCTTCCACGCTTCCAAAGCTCAACATTCCTGTTTTGGACGAGATTGTTGGCCGCTTAAACAAAGTTTCAAAGGTTCCAGTTGGATCAACAGGGGATTTTGAATATGGATTTACTACCCAATACAGAGACGTTCCCGGGAAGTTTTCTTTGGATGAACTGCGTGGCATTCGGAGCGATTTAGAAAATTGGGCGTCATCTACAGGAGCATACGGAAGCAAAGCCCAAGCTCAAGCCAAGGACTTATCCAAATCGATCACGGGATTGATGAACGATCAGGCGACGACTGTATTCAAGCCTGAGATCGCTCAAAAATTCCTAGAAACTCAAGCCAAGTACAAGAAGGTCAGAGGATTGTGGGAGGATCCATATGTTGAATCAGCGTTTCAAGGTATAAGGGGAAAACCAGAGCAGATGCTGGAGAGGATTGGTTCAGATGTTCTTAAGTCCGGCGTTAGTTCCAGTGACTACCGAGGAATCACCAAACTATTAGATAACCTAAAGGAAGTTGGAGTCGAAGGCATTCCAAGTAGATCTGATATCAACTCATTGGTTCAGCAATACATTGCCACAAAGTCTCTTGGGAAAAACGGTAGGATTGATAACCAAAAACTCCTCGGTTATCTGAATGGAATCGAAAGAACCTCTCCAGGTTCAATGAAGAAGCTTGGGTTTGGAGACATCGCTGATCTTGAGAACTTCGATGTCGTCAAAGGTCTGGTTAATCGAAGCACGAATCAAGCTGGAGACGTTGATTATCGCAATCTGCTCACCAAGCTTTCGGTGATGGGATCTGAGGATCCTTCAAAACTGAAGGCACTTGGTTTGGGAACCATTCAAGACATCGACAGCCTCAATCGAATCGCCGCAAACATGGGCGAGGAGGCAAGCACTGCCGCAAAGGCCCGTGAATTCGCCAAATCGGACACGCTTGCCGGGTACCAGATAAGCGAGCGAATCCTTGGTCTGCTTGATGATTCCAAGGACATCAAGTCCATTATGAACGTGCTTCAGGAGCAAGTGGTCTCTGGATCCACCCCTGAACTTCGAAAACAGGCATCCCAAGCTCTGGTGAACACCCGCGCATCCGCTGTCGAAGATCTCATGTTTGGAAGAACTCCACAGGGGGTAAGTAAAGGAGCGCGGTCTTTAGACCTTGAAAGCGTGAAAAACACGCTCAAAGACAAGTCTTCCAGAGAGCGTTATACAGACATCCTTGGTTCAAATCTCATTTCAAAAATCGAAAACGATTTCATTCCCGCTCTGGATATCATTGCCGAACGCCAAAAAATGGCTGGTGGTGCTGGGCAAACAACGGGAGGAGCTTTGGTTGAGCGAGGTGCAATGGCCACCATGAAAGGCCCTTTTGCTTTGGGTGCAATGGCTGGTGCCGCCGCGCTTGGGGCTACAAAAAACGTCGGTCAAAGTGCTCTTACTGCCGCTGTGGTTACCGCGATGGATATTGGCGGAACCGCTCTTGCATCCAAGGTTATGGCCCGCACCGTAGGAGCCACTGGACTCAAGAACAAGGCAGCCGCAGCCGCAGAGCTTCGGACCTTGATTGACCGCGTAAACAGGGCACCAAATCGAGAAGCGGCACTTGGTCTTCTCAACACCTACGCCAGCAGCGGATCGGTCCCCGAAGAGTAACCCGAGTAAACTTTCCGAAAGAAAACTCTCGACAGTTTGCAACACGCTGCTACTTTGGCTTGCGTGAGCGTAAAACTTCTAACCGTCCAAGAGATCGCCTCGGCTCTCGGGACTCATCCCGAGACGGTGCGTCGGTGGATCCGGTCAGGAAAACTTCCAGCCATGAAGGCGACGAAGCGCACCATCCGTGTCCGCTCCGATGTAATCGAGGAACTCCTCAGACAAAACCCACAATGAACAACTCAATCGCAACGACAACACCCTCGGATAACTCCGAGATGTACAGCAAAATACAGGATCCAATCTCAGCCATCGAGAAGATGGGCGAGTGGATCGCAGCCAGCGGAATGCTTGGCTGCACCAAGGTCGAACAAGGTAAGCTTATCGCGTGGCAGTGCGCCGCCGAGAAGAAGACCCCCTTCGACTTCAAACGTGAGTATCACATCATCAACGGATCCTTGAGCATGCGCTCCGATGCCATGCTCGCCGGGTACCGTGCCCGCGGAGGTAAGATCCTCTGGAAGCAGTTCGACTCCCGCGCCGCCATCGCCCTGTGGACCTATGATGGCAACGCTTGCGAGATCTCATTCACCACCGAGGACGCTAAGATGGCCGGCTTATTGCCCGCCAAGCCGGGGTCTGGATGGGCCAAGGATCCATCCGCAATGCTCCGCGCTCGTTGTATATCCAAAGCGGTTCGCATGCTCGCCCCAGAGGTTGTGGCCGGCATCTACACACCGGAGGAGACCGAGGAGTTTACCCCCGCTCTCACCGAGGTATCGGTAGCTCCCACCAAGAGCTTCGACATCACCGCCAAACTCGAAGCCCTGTTCGAGGACCGCGAGCAAGAGGTCAACGCTCTGCTTCTCAAGGCCGGTCGCATTCAGGATGGTCAGACTTTCCGAGATCTCCCCGATGCAGTCGCTTCCAAGTACATCTCCAAGCCGGACCTCATCCTGTCCAAGCTCGCCGTCATCGTCACCCCTGAGATCGCCACCACGGAGGTTTCCAATGGTTGATATCATGTACGACATGCCCGCCGCGGATTACCACGAGGCAAAGGCACTCTCGAAGTCTGGTCTCGATCAGTTCCGTAAGTCGCCCGCGCACTTCCGCTCTTGGCAGGATGGCAAGACTCGCAACGAATCCAGCCCCGCGCTGGAGTTCGGTACAGCCGCTCATTGCGCCGTGTTGGAGCCGGAACGCTTTATCCTGACCTACAGGATGTTCACTGGTGATCGTCGCACCAAGCAGGGTAAGGAAGACTACCAACTGATCATCGACAACGGACAGATCCCGCTTCCTCCGGATCAATGGTACAACCTCACCGGAGCAGCCGATGCGGTTCACGCTCATCCCGCTGCCGCTGGCCTACTGGATGGAATCAAGACCGAGGTGTCCTACTTCGCTGAGTGGTCCGGTATCGAGGTCAAAGCCCGTCTCGATGGGATCGGTAAGGATTACATCATCGACCTCAAGACCACTCAGGACGCCTCACCCGCGGCCTTCGCCAAGTCTTGCGCTCAGTTTCGGTACCACGTTCAAGCCGCTTGGTATCAGCGCATCACCGGCATCAACCGGTTCATCTTCATCGCAGTCGAGAAGGAAGCACCCTACGGAGTCTGCTGCTACGAGCTTGATCAGCAGGCCATCGATCTTGGTAACTCCATTATCGACGAGCAGCTCCGCACCTATATCGAATGCCAAGAACTCAACTCTTGGCCTTGTTACCCTTCCACTACCCAAACACTCTCGCTGCCCGCGTGGGCGGCTCGTCAGTCCGAATAAACAAACATCAACCAACGCACAATAATATGACATTCAAAGTAGATAGAGCATCCGCAGAAGTTAAGCCGTTCGCCGCTCCCGGCGAATACACCGTCACCGTCAACTCCTGTAAGGACGATGGACTCGACAAGTCTGGCAACGCCGTCGCAACCCTACGGTACAAGGGGCCAGCGGGTGAGGTTATCAGCGATCGATTCGTTCTGAAAGACACCATGATGTGGCGGCTTCAGGCACTCATCAGTGCCACCGAAGCCAACATCGCTGATGGAGATGAGTTCGATTTTAGCATCGGAGGGGCTTTCCTACGGTTCTTGCAGGGATTCGTTGGCTTGTCCCTCGTGATCGTGATCGAGGAGGAGAAGTACACCGACAAGCACGGGGCCGAACAGACGACCTTCCGAGTGCGCCGCATGAAGAAAGTGCCCGCTGATCTCGACGCCATCTAATATCTAAACGAAAGCCCCCGGGAGGTGCAGCTCCCGGGGGTGATCGAGTCCCAAACAAACATAGTCGCAACGAACGCTATGCAGACCAAAGATCATCCCGAAACCAATTCGACGCAAGCATTTCTGCTTCGTCCCTACCAGCAACGAGCCGTCGAGTGGGCTAAGTCTGGAGCCGATGGACTCATCATCGCTCCTGCTGGATGCGGCAAGACCGTCATCGCCTCCTCCATCATCAAGCACTTTGCTCGATGGCCCGAGTGGACCTTTGGTTGGCTTGCTCCCACCCGTGAGACCTGTCAGCAGGCAATCGATTCGCTCATAGCAGTGGGCGTTGATACTTCACGGGTCGAGGTTCGTTGCCCCCATGACTCCGTAGATTTCTCCCGTAAGAACCTGATCATCGTTGATGAGTGTTTTCCATCGTGGGTTCAAATTGGCGACAAGCCAATCAGCCAAATCAAGGCTGGAGACCTTGTCGATTCCTATAACCATGATTCTAAATCCATTGAAAAACGGAGGGTTCTTGAGGTTTTCAAGACACCGGCTCCTGACACGATGGTGACAATTTGGACTGAAAACGGGCCAGTCACCTGTACCCCAGGTCATCCATTCTGGAATGGGTTCGACTACGTTCCAGCCGCCAGCTTGACATCAAACGATGTGGTTGCCATCATTCCAACGCATGAACATGGAATGCAGAGAGTGCGGATCTACGACCGAAAGAAACGGTCATTTCTCAACAACCCGAAAGCCGGTTTGCGAGCAATGCAAAACCGTTCTTCGGTTCGAGAAGAGAAAGCGCGTGGAAACTCAATGTGCATGGTGCAAGACGCCGGTCACATGCATGGGAAGAACTCCAGCTCACAAGAGTCTGGATGCACTCAAACGAGGTCGAGCCTACTGCTCGATTCAGTGTCGGGACTTGATGGTTTCAAAAATGAGTTCGGAAACAATGTCGGCCACGAACAAACGGATGGGCGACAAGATTTCCAAATGGATGTCAGCGAGGACTGTATCCGATCAGACCAGGAAGCGTATCTCGGAATCGCTCAAACTGATCGACCACAAGCCGAAGGTTCGTGGGGGAAATGGAACAGGACCAACATTAAGTCAGCATACGCTCTCATTCATGTGCAACCTTCTAATGGAGTATGCGATACCGACAGCGGGAAGCGGAATCGCGAAGGTTCCAAACTGTTACAAGGTGGATCTTGCGGAGCCTTTAGTGAAGCTGGCGATAGAAGTAGACGGGTCTTCTCACAGTTCAATCAGCAGGAAGGCTGCGGACAAAAAGAAAACCGAAACACTCAATTCACTCGGGTGGTGCGTATTGAGGTTCACCAACAAGGAAGTCCTTCTTGGAGCCGAGCAATGCGCGGAGAAGATCATGTCTACAATTTCTCGGTTGAAGGAAATGAGAATTACTTCGCCAACGGAATCCTAGTCCACAACTGCAAGCATGCGCCGGCAACCACCTGGCGTAAGATTATCGAGTCCTGCAAAGGACTTCGCTTCGGCTTCGATGCCACCCCTTGGTCCGATGATCCCGAGCGTAACGAGATCCTTCGTAAGATGTTCCGCGATACCCAGTTCGAGATCCGTCGTGATGAACTGGCCGGTGTACTCGCTCATGCCACCGTGTTCATGAATGACGCCACTGACCTACATCTCCAGCAGAGAATCGATGATCAAATCGAGAGGCTGTTCACCGATCGCAAACGCTACATGCAAGTGAGTCAGCCCATCCTTCGGGCTATGTGCGCTTGGGAAGCACTCACCGAGATCGGTATCTGTGGTAACAAGCTCCGGAACGGAGTCGCCATTATGTTGGCCAATGCCTCATCTGCAACTGGACCTACCCTGGTGCTTGTCCCCCGGGTAAGCCTTGGCGAGGTGTACGCCTACGAGATCAAAGGATCGGTACTGGTTCATTCCAAGATGCCTAAGAAGGCTCGCCGGGAAGCAATGGAAGAGTTCAAGGCAGGGAACATACGAACCATGATCGCCACCTCGCTGGCCGATGAGGGGCTTGACCTTCCTAACGTCCAGACGTTGATTATGGTGTCTGGAGGGCGGAGCGCACAGAAAACCATCCAGCGGGCCAGCCGTGCGCTGCGGCGGGCACCGGGTAAGGACACTGCGATCATCCACGACTTCAAGGACACCTTCCATCCTCTGGCTCAGGCTCACTCCAAGAAACGGGTCAAGTGCTACAAGGAACTTGGATGCTCGATCCCATGAACACCGCACTGACTATCATGGGCATGGCAGTACTGCTGCCACTGTGCGTGATCGCCGGTATCTATGTCGGCCACTCTCTCACTATTCGGTCCCAACAAACAAAAACCAATGAACAAAACAATCGTAGCCTGTGACCCAGGCGTAAACGGCGGGTTCGCTATCCACACCAAGGACGGCATCCTTCTCTTCGCAATGCCAGAGTCATTGCCCGATATGGCGCAACTCCTCAGCGGATTCAAGGTGGCGGACAGTCACCTATGGATCGAGAAGGTACCCAAGTTCGTGAGCAAGCTTACGCCCTCAGCAAGCGTGGCAACCCTGCACGAGAACTACGGAATCGTCCAAGGACTGGCCTACTCTCAAGGTTACGCTCTTCACCGCGTCGAACCCAAGATCTGGCAGGATCCTCTTGGACTCGGTGGAAAGCGGTCATGCGCCAATTCCGCGGAATGGAAGCGCAAGCTCAAGAGCAAGGCCCAGGAGCTTTACCCGCAACTAGACGTCACATTGAAGAACTGCGATGCGCTCCTCATCCTGCACTACGCACTCGGAGGTGGCCGATGAGCGACAGGATCAAAAGCTTAATTGATGGCGGTACCGGAGTGTACAGCATCAGTAAGAAAGAGGCTGGAGAAATCCACAAAGCTGCCAAGAAGATCAAAAACTACGAAGTCAGTTATTGGACAAGGAACCGTAAGAATAAGGAATCGAAATGAACGTCGAAGAAACCAAAGAAGCCATCCACGTGATGAAAGCATTTGTGGATGGTAAGGACCTAGAGGTCTTGGGTCCTGTTGGAAAATGGGAACCATTATATTTCCCTCGGTGGGGCTGGGACGACACAAAGTACCGCATCAAACCCACCTATGTCCTCCGCCCATGGACTGCGGATGAGGTTCCGCTGGGAATGCAGGCGAGGAATCGTGAATACCCCAAAACACGTTGGTTGATCGACCGCACATCTAGCGAAGAGAACAGAAAGGATTGGTGTGAAAAATACGAACATTCAATCGATGGTGGCAAAACATGGCTCCCGTGCGGAGTGATGGAGGAATCCAAATGAGCGATCATATTCCTGACCCCACGAAAATGATCAGCGACACGCCGAGAATGCAATCTGCAATCTTAGCCTATCGTCATGCTGGATTTGCCAATATCTGGCAGGTGGGTTGTGACATCGAACGCGAACTCACCACCGCTCAAGAGCGCATTAAGCGGCTGGAGGAGGATCTAATGGACGCGAAGAACAAGCACGCCGCGCTGGTTGCGGACGTTGCGTTGTACGAGGACAGGGGCGAGCGCATCAAGCGGCTTGAGGAGGCGGGGGATGCGCTAGCCAATACCCAGACCTACGACCTGTTGGCAACCGTCAACTGGCGCAAAGCCAAGGAGGCCAAGCCGTGACAGACGAAGAAATCAACGAAGCAATCGCTTTGCAGCTTGGATGGGCGAAGTGCGCCTGCGGAGATATTCGGTGTGGCGTATGGTTTCCTCGTGGAACATCACACCCAAACGAGGCTGAACTTGGTGTCCCAAGTTTCTGCAAAGACCTCAACGCGATGCGCCAAGCAGAGATGGTTGCACTTGGTGGATCAACTGCATGGCTTGAGTTTGCGGTGAATCTGATGCGAGTGCTTGAGGCTGAGCAAATGTCGGAACTGGACGGGATGACGCGCATTCTACAAGCCACCGCTCGTCAACGCGCAGAGGCATTTCTGAGGACGGTTGGCAAATGGAAGGAATCGAAATGAGCGATCATATTCCTGACCTCACGAAAATGATCAGCGATACCCCTATATCCGACAGCACCGCTCACAACGTAGGCGACCTCGGTATGCTATGCCGAAGACTGGAGCGCGAACTCAACGCAGCAAACTCAATCATCCGTCAGCAGCAATTATTGGATGAAGAGAATCTGCGGTTAAAGGAACGCATCAAGCGGTTGGATGAAACATTGGAAGGTGTTACCGATAAGCTTGATGGCGCGTGGGGAATCTACATGAAATTTAAGGAGGCCAAGCTGTGAGCATTGAAGAGCGAATCTTGAACCTACCGGCTTTTGCCGATTACAACGACCGCCGCCAACTCCGCGCAATCGCTCTCGATGTCCGCAAGCTGGAGGATCGGATTAAACAGTTGGAAACCGAGAACGACTCAATGCGAGCGGATCTGTTGTTGTGGCGGGATACGACGGACGCGATGTGTTCCAAAGCTGGCATTGGATTTACTACGGAGGACAAGCCGTGAAAGTATCTGATGCTCAAGTAGTCATCGACAGGCTCAATAAAGTCTGGACCGTTAAGCGGCTGTGTCCTGTGTGTGCCTCTGGCAAATTGTCGATCAGTAACATCGTTGAGGTTAGGGATTACAACGAAGGGAATCACTGTCCCGGTGCTGCTATCACACCGATGGTAGAGGTCGTGTGCGATATTTGCAGCTATGTCATGCTGTTCAACGCCATCGCCCTTGGTGTTGTTGATTCGCAAACGGGACAGGTGAAGGAGCCGCAATGAAAGACAGCCCCGCCTTCATCTACGTCCACGCTTTTAACGGACTAGTGCGCGTTGAGAGTATTGATACAGCTAAACACATCGATGGTAATCCAGAATGGAAACACGTCGCAACAATCAACCCTCACGTTGTGCTGGAGAGCATTCTCCGAGCGACGATCAAAGACCGGAACCTAATCATCAAACACCTACTAACATGAGCACACACATCAAGATCGAAAATCAGACCGAAGTCCCCATCCTCGTTGCTCTTTTCGAGCAGCCCAAATGCAACGACCATCCGACACGTTCGGCGGTCCTCAAACCCGGCGAGAGCTGCGACTGGGGAAGCGGCTCCGTACCGCTTGGCAATTACCAGTGCTACGCTGTTATGTCCGGCGATGCCAGCAGCCATGACGAGTGGGTGTGGCACTTCCCCGGCATTGCAGAGGTAGTAGCTCCGTTGGAGCTAGGCTTCAAGTTATGGCATGCAGGCGACATCGACTGGGCCAACGTCAAGGCTATGTCGAGCGACGATTTGAACGCTACGTTTGGATCTGCGTATACCTCGGCCAAGAGCAGCACGAAGAGCTGGAACGGAATGTCTTCCTGCATATTCCATGTCCGCGGCGGTCCTTCCTGGGTCGAGGAAACCGAACAAGTGGGCATCTATAGGCCGAAGACAGTGGCCTATAATGGCGTTCAGTCCACGCCGATGAAGAGCGAGTAGATTAAAAATGAGTCTACTTCAAGAATTAGGGTTGACGAAGGAGTCAATGGCGAAGATGTTGGGACCAGTTCCCGCCTTCAAAGCCCCTGATCCATTGATCTGCCGGCGGTGGGAAGCTGTTCCAGCAAAGATCAGAGAATCGATTCTAAGGGATAACTCAACATTCACCTACAGAGAGTTGGCCAAGAAATACGGTATCTCGCATTCATGCGTATGGAACATCAAGAACAAACAACCAAACAAACAATAGAGGAACTACAACGATGGAAACTGTTATGTCACGAATTGGCCGCATGCTTGGGATGCGGATGCACAACTCAAACCGGCCTGTGCGTCCAGTGCCACAAAGCACAGAAACGGTATCGAGCGGTCCAGATACCGTTGCAATAGATAAAGAACCAAAGAAGAAAAAAAGAAAGTATCTCAAACATACATACATGAAAACCAACGACTCAATCGACAAGGTAAGAGCATTCAGGGTTAAGGGACTTACCTACAAAGCTATCGGTGCAGAGTTAAACATCTCAAAGCAACGGGTGTTCCAGATCATCGCCGCCGGCAAGAAGCGGGATGCCTCGAATAACAAATGGACCGCGGGTCTCAGCTCTCGTAACGCGAACTTGATGGAGAAGCTTGGGATCAAAGACAAGGAGACCGCCATCCATGCAATCCATACCCGTGACATCGTACCGTTCAAGTGGCCGAACTTCGGTGTTCGATCCTACCACGATCTGTGCTCGTGGCTTGGTACTCTACCCGCCGATCCCGGTCTAGGCCGGCACTGCCCCCATTGCGGTAAAACCTCTAAGCAATGAGCCGTCACGCATTCCCGCTCGTCGAATCCATCAAGGTGGTCCATCTCTCAGATGGACGAACCATCCGAGTGGTGCGTGATCGAACCGAAGAGAATCTAAAGACCAACTACGGAGATGGTGATATCCACCTCACTTGCGTGTCCCAAGCCCATGATCCCATCGAGATGGTCAAGACTTTGGCCCGCATGGAGAGCGTTCGATCCGTAGAACTGGTTGATTCCAAAGGCAACGGACTCGTAGTCCACAAACAAAAATGAAACAGTCCTCAACACACGACCTCGTCAACGCGCTCAATATCCTCTCAGCCGAACTCGATACCCAAGATGGAATCCCCAATGCGCTCTGTGCCGAAGCATCCACTCGTCTCCTTGAGCTGGTCCAGCTCACGAGCGACCTTACAGCACACATCATCTCCAACCCTGTGCATCATGGTCGATGCAACGCCAAGACCAAGGGTTCCTACTGCAACTGTATCCTGGCTCGCCTCATCACCTCATGAAGACCCCAAGGCAAGAGCAACCCTGGTACGAATCCCGCCTCTCAAATAACAAGAAACCTGGTCCCATAACCGAAGAAGAACGAACCATCATCACCGATGAGAACCGCCGGCTCATCGAGCAGTCCGCTCAGATAATTGCTTGGGGCATCGCTAAAGGCTGGATCGCTTACCCCGAACCAATAGAACGTCGCATATGGAAAATCCCTCAGCTCTCCCACCCTCCCGGTTCGTCAATCGATCCAACTCTGGAGTCGTAGTCACGGTCCTTCATGTTGGCCAGTATCGTCTCGCAGAACTCAAAGCTCCCGTCATCATCTACCAAAGAGGCAGCAACATCTACGTTCGCCTCACCTCGGAATTCCACACCAAATTCAAACCCTATGAAGAAAGCTAAAGCCAAGCCCGCCGCCTACGCCGCCAAGCCCAGCACCAAGAAGACCGGAACCTATTCCCCCAAAACTCAAGCCATCAAACGGCTGATGAAGATAGACAAAATGAAGTAGCCCCCAACGATCGGTCCCAAACAAACAACGACAATGACACCGCACCAACGTGCGGCCCTTTGGCTTTCCAAGGTGCCGCCAGCCGTCTCCGGTCAGTCCGGACACTCAACTACCTACACCGCTGCCGTCGGCCTCGTACACGGCTTCCAGCTCTCGGAGGCTGACTCTCTAGCCCTGCTCTCAAGCTGGAATCAATCCTGCCAACCACCTTGGTCCGATCGCGAACTCATCCACAAGCTCCGCGAGGCCGCTTCCAAGTCTCACTCCAAACCAGCCGGCCATCTCCTTCAGTCCGGATCCGCCCCCTCAACCGCTCCATTCGATATCACCAAGGTATCATTCAAGCGACCGTCACCAGCGGTTGCGCCCGATCCTCAAGCCAGCGAGTTCAAGCGGTTCCTTCAAGCCGCCTTCGCGCCCACCGAGGTGGTCTGTATCTGTGATGCCGTCGAGGAGGGTAGGCCAGTCACTGCTGGATCATTCATTCCCATCGAGGAATGGATCGCTCGCTTCGATGATCCGGCATCCCGCATCCTGTCACCGGAACGCGAGGGGATCTTCGTTCGCATCAACCCCTTCAAGCCCAACCTCTACAGCGGCAGCGACAACGATGTCAGCGCGTACCGCCATGTCCTGGTCGAGTTCGACGACAAGCCCAAGGCCGAGCAGGAGAAGCTCTTCCGCGATTCGGGCCTACCCATCACCGTACTCATCGACTCTGGTGGTAAGAGTATCCATGCCTGGGTCCGCGTGGATGCGCCCAATCGCAAGGAATGGGACATCCGCCGGGATATCATCTACAGCAGCATCCCGGGCATCGATGCCAAGAACAAGAACCCCTCGCGCTACAGCCGGCTCCCGGGCGCATGGCGTAGTCCTACCTCCCAGCAAAAGCTGTTGGCCACTAACCTCGGCTCCGCTTCATGGGAAGACTACCTCACCTCCCGGGAGACCGATGACGACAAGTCCACGGTGGTCACCATCAAAGACCTCATGGATTTCGATCCGGACAACGATCCGGATAACCTGATCGGCAATCGATGGATCACCCGCGGCTCCTCCATGATCGTCAGCGGTGGTACCGGTATCGGAAAGTCATCCCTGATGATGCAGATCGTCATCCGCTGGTGCCTCGGCCTCGACTTCTTCGGAATCAAGCCGGTGAAGCCATTGAAGATTGGGGTCATCCAGGCCGAGAACGACAAGGGCGATCTCGCCGAAGCATTCCGCGGGGTGGTGCATAAGAGATTCAGTCTCGATCAGATGAACCAGCTTCAGAAAAATCTGGAGTTCAGGACCGAGACCGTTCGTACCGGCGACCAGTTCCTCGCCTACGCCCGCCGCTTCATCCACCGCTCCAAGCTCGATCTCATCGTGGCCGATCCACTCTTCAGTTACTTCGGAGGCGACCTCAGCGATCAGTCCGAGGTGTCGATATTCCTTCGCAACAAACTCCAGCCCATCCTCCACGAGACCAAGGTCGCTTGGGTCTGGATGCACCATGTAGCCAAACCTCAACGCAAGGATGGCGGCGAACCACTCACCACAATGGAACTGGCCCACTCAGGCTTCGGCTCCTCCGAACTCGCCAACTGGGCGCGTGAGATAGCCGTTCTCCATGAGGTAGGCCAATCAAAGCCTCGACGCTTCCAGCTAGCCTTCTGCAAGCGGGGAGGGAGGATTGGACTCCCGTCCCCCATTCTCAATCTTCAACACTCAGCCACCGGCATCCAGTGGGAAGAGTCCAACCCCCTAGCGTTCACGGGAGCGGAACTGAAGAAGGAGAAGCCTTATCGCCCTCAGCCAAGGCGGCGCGCATAGCCTTGAACCAGTCTTCTCCATCAGCCGCTTTCTCTTCGGGGGGAGCGGCTTGTTGCTGCTCGGGTTCCGGATCATCCTGCGAGTCGGCCATCTCCTCATCCTTCCTGCCACCCTTGCGCCGGCGCAACAAGACCATCTCGTTCTTCACCTTCCGAAGCTCCGATCTCAATGACGATATATCACGCTTCAACTCCGTAACAACACTCATCAATAGTGATATCTTGTCCACCTCCTCGGCAGGCACCCAATCACATCCACGCCACTGACGATGGATACGATCGTATATCAACACCGCGCTCTTCAGATGGCGCATCGAATCAAACGCACGAATCGCACGGCCCAATTCACACCTCATATTCTCGCGGATGTGGGCCACAACCTCGGATCGTGTCGGATCGGCATCGTGCCGCATGGGCGGCATCAGGCGGAACATGGCGCGTAAGGTGGAACCGTTGTCTAAGTAACTCATGAGAGAACCAAGGTCACATGTCTCAAGACACCCGTCAAGTATCCAAAAGGAACTTCCGATCACGGTAGCACAAAGTTCCCAGCCCCCCCCGCTATCTCCCCTAAAAGGGAGTTCCATACTCCCTTAAAAGGGAGTCAATAAATGCTGCGCCGCTACGCTTTTGGGGGACTTACGCCCCCCGCGGCGGCGGCATTTATTGCGAACCCCAACTGATTACGAAGTATCGGGTAGGTGGTTGTGATGGATGAATATGGATGTCGATTGCTGGAGCTTGGAGGGGTCTAGGAGAGCGTTTGATGGCTGGGGAGTGTGTGGATAGCGGAACCCCATTGAGCGGCCATAGCGCGGGCGATGCCGGGATAGGTCTTGGAACGCTCCTTCCAGCGGGTTGGACTGGGACCGAGTTTGTTCTGGCCACTGGGGGTTTGATTGGCCCACCTACCGGATGGCGGTAGCGGCAGGATGTCGGTGGGAACCAGCGGTGGAAGGTTCTTGAGCCAGAGACAGGTGCGCTTGCTCGCGTCATCTCCGAACTGATACGGCTGGATTATCTGAGTGGGTTTGCATATACGAGTGTTGATAGCACCTATTGGGTTCTCTATTGCTATACGGGGGGGGGTACTATTCATTAACAGATGGACAAATGCCAGTGCTTCCTCGGTCAGCTTGGGGTCGCGGAGCCCACGGGTAGTCCAGTGCATGCCGCTCGCGCATAGGTAGGTGCATGGCGGGAACGCGATCAGCATGTCCCACCGCTGCTTGAGGAGATCCCGCACATCACCGCGGTAATGCTGGCCCACCGTGTCTGACTCCTCGAAATCGCAGCTCCACGCATCCCAGCCTCGGGACGCGAACTCATCGCGAACCCGGCCACTGTACTCACACGCCACAAGGATGCGGGGTTTCATTGAACCTCCACACTCAGGAACTCCCAACCGTAGCGATGAGCGTCCTCCTCAGCAGCCTCGCGGGCCTCGCTGATCGGTTCATGGTAGCTGAAGTCCTTCTCGATCTCTCCATCCGGCTTGCGGAAGGTGGCGACAATGGTTTGTTGGTTCACGCCGCCCAACCTACCGCACCATCATCCACCTCGTCAAGGGGTAATCTTTCATGGCATGGAGATTTCCCTGTACCCCGATTCCCGATTCTGGAATTCCGAATTCCGAATTCCGTATGGCGTATGCAGAATCTGGAATACCGCACCATGAGGTTCCGGGGTTGGGGGGGGGTGCATGGGCGGGCGGGCGCGGGCGACGGGGGAGGGGCGGACACGGTATGTCCAATGCCAATAACGGGGTCGGACATTCTATGTCCTAGGGGGGTACCTGGTTGCCTAGTGTCAAATCGAAAGTGACCAGTGACAAGTGACCAGTGACAAGGAAGGAAGGAACCACACACAAGGGGGCGATGGCCTACTGTTAGGCAAGCGGGCCTAGGAAGGAAGGAAAGCGGCAAGCGGGTGTCCACACCCTCGAGGCAAAGAAAAACCCCGCAGGATTGAACCTACGGGGCGCGGCGGGGGTGATTGGGATTTACTTACCGTTTCCGGCTAGGGCACTAAGGACTAGAAGGAGGGTGAAAAGTAAACACAGGGCAAGATACCCAAGGACACGGAGGAGGGGTTTCATTAGATCATGACATGGACATATGTCCCGTCGGGCAAGTGTCCCGTTGAAAAAACGATATTTTCGCCGAAGTCCCGGGAAAAGTCCCGGGAGAAAAGCAAGCGGGCCGCTTGCTTGTGTCCGTCGTGCGTGTCCGTTTCGTAAGGGTAAGGTATCGTCAAGCTCCCCTTGCTCCAACTTGCTTTGATGCGGGCACCCTTCGTGTCCGTCGGCCCGAGAAAACGGGTTGAGATTGCTTCCATGGTGTGGGTTAGATAAGGCCCAAGGCGATGAGAATGGACGGGCACCCGTGGCTACAGGCTCCGTCGGGTTCAACGACACACCCTTCGGTGCAACATGCGGGTGATGTGGCTTCCCACATGGCGTTACGGGTGAAGTCCTCGAGGGTGTCGGGGGTGAACCCTTCGTTTTCAAGAGCTTCGGTGGCTGTGATGAGGTAGGGGTTTACTTTGGTTTTCATGTGGTTTGTATGGGCATCAATTGCCCGCAGAACCCACGGAGTTTCCCCCATGGATCCTCCGGAGAATTCAAGCTTCGAGAAAATGCGTTGCACCCTTTCCATGGGGTGGAATATGGACAGACTCGAGACCGTTACGGGCACCCGCGCATAGTTGGCACACAGCGCATGGGGTTCCATCGCGATCGGACGCGCAAAGGGACTCGCCGACACTAGCCTCGGATCCCACGCGAAAGGTTGACCAGCCCATTGACCGAGCGATCACAAGTTCCGCGATGCTGTCCACACTGGCCATCAAAAGCGAACGCCACGCTTGCAAGGAAGGTTTCCGCCATTGATGAGTATAGCCTGTCCACCCCGAAGAAACTCCGGCGATGGCCAAAGCAAGGGAAAGCGGCAAATGCGTGGGATCACCGTAGGCACCGAAACGGACTTTCCTACCGGTGAAGCATTCGAGACTACGCAGGGGTTGATAGTTGCCCGCCTTCCAAGCTCGCCAGATGCCAAGGGGAGCTTGGCCGGGGTTCACATAGCAGGAACGATCCACACCAAAGCGGCCGTCAACCTCATGACCGCGATGGACGCAAGATCCACAGATCAAACGATCCAAGCCCGTACGGATTGCTTCGGTAGGGCTCACGGAACGGACTAGGATCCAGATCTGGATCATGTCGCCGGTTTTCCGGTTGTCCGAAGGGGTTTCAAAGCCGGTTGCAATGATGACTCGGTCGCGATCCTCGTGGAGAATGAAGCCATTCAAAGGGAACCTCCGACGAGCAATTGCGCGAAGCAATAGGCAAGGGAACCTAGGACAAGGGCCGATCCTATGAGGATCGCGAGGGCGGTAAGGAAGGGTTTAAGTTTCATGATTTGAGAGTGCCCATAATTGGAGGGCGTACGCAAAGGAAGACACAGTTGCTGACGATTGGCAACGGAAAAGGTAAAGGAAAATTATTTGAGCTATTGAAAGGGTCATGAAGGCGAAGGCGAAGGAAAAGGAAGGCGAGAACCAGGTGATTGAAAAGCCCAAGGCGAAGGTGGCGGCAAAGATCGGGAGGCCCCTCAAAATCCTTTCTGCCGAGATCACAAAAAAAGCTATTGAAGCGGCAAAGCTCGGCATCCCGTTGGAAAGGATCGCCATTGGCTGTGGTTTCTTCGATGGCGGGCAAGGCTGGCAATTGTACCTAGCTCGGCATCCGGACTTTGCCAACGCCATCAAGCAAGCCCAGTTCGAAGGTGAGCTGGAACTTACTAGCGTTGTCCGCCAATGTGGCAACGGCTGGCAAGGCTCTGCTTGGTTGCTAGAAAGAACCAGAGGCTACGTTGCAAGGGCATCGCTCGAGCATACTGGCAAAGGCGGTAAGGAATTGTCAGTAAGCGGCAATTTACTAGGAGCATTCGGTGGTCAATCTAAATAGGATAGGCAATAGGAATAGCGGTATACGGATGGCGGATATGGTAATAGGACAACGGGGGAGGGGGACCACCCAGGAGGGGGGTGGGTGATACCTTATACCCCCCATCCGTACCCAACCCAATTTTATGAGTGTCAAGCAAATTAAACGGAAGAAATCCCCTTCACTGGGAATGGGTTCGCATATCCCTGCATGGAAGCAGCGTAAGCTTCTAGAGGAGGCACAACATTTGGCCAACTTCCCTAAGATGATGTTAGGGCTTCGCGACACCTATCCTTGGCAGGAGAAGGTGCTGGGAGCGTTGAACGAGAAGCATTCCAAGGTGGCACTCAAGGCTGCGAATGGATCTGGCAAGACGAGCATGGTAGCCGCGAGCGCGGTTGTCTGGCACATGCTCCGCTGGCCTGGGAGCTTGGTGGTATGTACGGCGGGTGTGTACCGACAGGTGGCCGATGCTCTGTGGCCGCACCTGCGGAAGATGATCAATGGATTGGGTGGCGAGGAGAATGGATTCTCGATCAAGGATGGAGAGATCCGGTATGTGTATCCGAAGAAGGTGGATGGCCAGGAGCTGGTGAGTAGATGTATTGGGTTCTCGGCGAGCAATCCTGAGAAGGCGGAGGGTTGGCATGTGCAGGGTCCGAGCAATGATTTGCTGTATATTGTGGATGAGGCGAAGGCGGTGCCGGACGGTATCTTCCAGTCGATGGAACGGTGCCAGCCAACGCGGACTCTGCTGATGAGTAGCCCTGGCGGCTCCTCCGGATATTTCTACGATGTATTCCGGCGCAACGATGGGAAGTGGAATACCTTTACGGTGACGGCTTTTGATTGTCCGCATATCCGGAAGGAGTGGATTGATGATCAGTTCGCCAGATGGGGCGAGGGGCATCCGCTGGTGAGATCGATGATCTACGCGGAGTTCATGGAGGACGATGGGAGTTTGACGGCGGTGAAGACGATTGATTGGCAGAGGGTGGTTAGTGGCCCACCTAAGGAGGATACGGAGGGTCAGCCGTTGACCGCGGGCTGTGACTTCTCGGCTGGTGGTGATGAAAGCGTCCTTGTCATTCGCCAGGGTAATACGGTTAAGGGGCTGGTGCGGTGGAGGGATAAGGACACGATGGCCAGTGTGGGTAGGTTCATAGCGGAGTTCAGGAAGTGGAATCTGAAGGCGGCGGATATCTATGCGGATGTGGGCGGTATGGGTGTGGTGATGTGCGATGCGCTCCGCTCCGAGGGTTGGGATGTGCGGCGGGTTAACTTCGGGGAGCGGGCCATTCGGGATGATCAGTTTGTGAATAGGGCTGCGGAGATGTGGATTGAGTTCGGGCGGATGGTGGAGGAAGCGAAGGTGAATCTTGGGCCGGTGGGAACGGACGAGATTCTATTGCAGCAGTTCGTGAGCAGGAAGGTGCGGACTAATGGTAAGGGGAAGCTGACTCTGGAGGGTAAGGACGAGTTGCGATCCCGCGGGGTGAATAGTCCGGATCGGGCGGATGCTATGGTACTGGCGTTTTGCGGTGGGGGCGGGAAGCGGATGGATGAGTACCTGAAAGCGTTGGGTGAGGATGGAAGGAGCTTGCTTGAAAGGATGGAGGATGAGATAGGTCCGGTGGAGGAAACTGGGTCTCCGCTTGCTGGATGCGAGGTTGGCGGGTAGGAAGAGGGGTATACATTTATGATGAGCGACAAACAGCGGAATTCGTTGCAGGGCCAGATTGTTGAGGCTGTTGCACAGAGAAGCCCGTGGGAGATAAGGCAGACGCGATGGTATGAGTTACGCCATCACGGGTTGCGACGTACCAATAAGCCCTGGCCCAAGGCCGCGGATCTGCATTGGCCGCTCATTGATACGGCGATCGAGAAGCTCAAGCCGCTGTTCCTCCAGCAGGCATTGGGCATGGATGTTGTGGCCAGCTTTGTTCCGATGCGCCAGCAGTTGAATGCGTATACGAAGGTGGCGGAGGACTGGTTCAATTATAAGATTCGGGACAAGACCAATTTTACGGACGAAGTCCTGAGCTGGGTGGATTACACGCTGATGAGCGGGCGCGGGGTGATCAAGTGCTTCTGGAATCCCGGTGATAAGCGGGTGGGGTTTGAGGCGATTGACCCGATGTATTTCATTGTGCCGGCCTACACCGTGGATTTGCAGGATGCAGATTGGGCGGTGCATGTGATGCCGATGAGTGTGGGGGCGTACAAGCGGATGGCTGGGCAGTTCGGGTGGAAGAGCGATTCCAAGACGATCGAGAAGATTCGGGGTAATCCGCAGCAGGACGATAACGTCCCGGGAGCAGCGACCGAGGAAGACGCAAAGCAACTTCGAGAGGGTATCACTTACACGAGCAATACCGATGGGGTAATTGTGTGGGAGGTGTACAAGAAGCGGGATGACGGGGTGTGGGAGGTTTACCTGTACAGCCCCGCGGCAGTGGATATGGATCTGCGGGATCCGATGGAGTTGCCATACGATCATGGCCAATGTCCCTTCGTGGACTTCCCGTATGAGATCAAGGACAAGGGATGGTTCAGCCCGCGGGGCGTGTGCGAGATCCTGGCTCCGTTCGAGTTGTCCATGACCTCGATGTGGAACCACAAGCACGATGCGATGACGCTGTATAATCGCCCGCTATTCCGAGCGGAACGGGAGCTGCCGAACAGCATCAACCTGCGGTTCTCACCCGGGCAAATCTTGCCGTATGGCGTGGCCCCGGTCCAGATGCCGCAGCCGCCGGTGAGCTTCGATCAGGAGCTGAACCAGACTCGGGCGGTCGCGGAGAACCGGATCGGTAGTCCGGATTATGCGATGGGCAGTGCAATGGGCGGGGGATCAGACCGGCGGACGGCGACCGAGATCCAGAGCATCAACGCTCAGGCGATGCAGAGCGGTGATTTGCGGGCGCGATTGTTCCGTATGGCACTGGGCAAGATGTACCGGCAAGCTTGGGGACTTTATGTTCAGTATGATTCCAAGAGTTTACGATATCGATTTGCCGAGGACTCGCTGGATGCGGATCCGGTGGCATTGCACGATCAATATGAGCTGGAACCGAAGGGCGGTATGGACATGGTCAGCCGGCAGATGATGGTTCAGCAGGCCATTAACCGTAAGCAACTGTTCCAGAACAGCCCTTGGGTGGATCAGGTGGAGCTGGATAAGAGCATTATGGAGCTGGATGACCCGAGCCTGATCAAAAAACTGATACGGGATCCAGGTCAGAAGCAGCAGGATGAGCTGGAGGACGAGACCAAGACGATCCCGACACTGCTAATCGGCATCCCGGTACCGGCTAAACCGGGTCAGAACTTCGCGGGCCGTATCGGTGTGCTGATGCAGTACCTGAATGGGGCGATCCAGCAGGGTCAGCAGTTCAGTCCGGCCTCTAAGAATGCGTTTATGGTGCGGATTGACAGCCTTTTGCAGGGGTACGAGCAGGTGGCGACCAATGAAGCGCGGAAATTGCGGGCTGAGATCCAGAAGTTCCTGACCAGCAGCGGTTTGTTGCAGCAGCAGCAGCCCCAAATGCCAATGCCGCCCGCCGGACCGGAGCCGCAGATGGTTCAATAAGCTATGACCTGCAAAGATTGCCGATATCGAGCCTCCGACAAGACCTGCCGGCGGTTTCCGCCCACCAGTAGGCCAACTTGCTGGCCCACTGTGCTGGATTTTGATTGGTGCGGAGAATTCTACGCTATGACCGCTATTATTGTGGAGCCTCAGCCCGTTTTGACCTCGATTCCGGTGCAAACCCAGCCCCAAGCTCCGTTAATGGAGCAGCTTGAGGAGGGTGTGGCACCGAAGATCAGGTTCCAGAAGGCCAAGAGGCAGGAGAACATCAAGGAGTTGCAGGATTCACCGCTATTCCAATCTTGATATGGCCGAGTACCAAGGAAAGAAAGTATCGTTAGGCAAACCCTTCTACACACCGGGCGAGTCCAAGAAGAAAGCGGTGTACGTCCGCAATCCGAAGGGCACGGTGATCAAGGTTCGCTTCGGTGATCCCAATATGGAGGTTAAGAAGGACGATCCCGAGCGGCGCAAGAGCTTCCGAGCGAGGCACAACTGCGATACGGCGAAAGATCCTACGAAACCCAGAACTTGGTCATGTCGGGCATGGTAGATTTATGAAAAAGAAATCGAAGTTCAGCAAACTGGCAACGCAACTCAAGAAGGAGGGCGCGGATGATCCCAAAGCTCTCGCGGCATACATTGGTCGCAAGAATCTTGGGGCCGCAGAGTTCATGCGCCGCGCCGCAGCCGGTCGCAAGAAGGCTAAGTGATGATCTCACTCATTTCACGAGTCCGCGCCGCATGGACTTTTGGCCGGCATCAATGCTGGGTCGATGCGCTTCCTTGGAACAGGGATGACGCGACCACCCTCAATAACTTTTTCAAGAGCGAGACCGGAAAAAAGTTCAAGGACGC